CATCCATCGCCATCGCCGCCATCCTGGCCGCGTCCTTCCACGCCATCCCGGCTTACGCCGACCGGCTGGACCCCGAGCGCATGTGCCCTCGTCGGCCATGCCTGCTGCCCGACCTGACGAAGGTCAACCCATGCAAGGCCCACCCGGGCTCGTGCAAGTGATGGACAAGGCACTCCACATCGGCGCGGGGGCCGTCATCGCGCTGGTCACCCTCGGAATTTGGCTGACGCCATCCGGTGCAGGGGCCATGCTCCTGGCCGGAATCTTCGCTGGCGTGGGCTACGAGGCGGTTCAGGCGTACCGAGGGCAGGGTGAGCCCGACCCGCTCGACGCGCTGGCGACGTTCCTCGGCGCTGCCTTGATCGCCGGGCTGTACTTCACCCTGTGGGAAGCCGCATGAACGACGATCAGGACGACGAGTACGGGTACACGCACGACGACTCGGGCGAGTGGCGGGTGTGGAGGCCGGCGCAGTGCAGCGCCTGACCCACGACCCCAACCAGGCCGAACTGCGCAAGGACATGCGCCGCGCGCTGCTGGCCCTCGACCTCGACTGGGGCCGGCGCATGTTCCCCGGTGCGCCTGATGCGGACATCGAGATCGCACTGCACAAAGCCCGCTATCACGCGACCGACATCTCTCGGCACGCCAGACACCAGTCGGCGCAGTGGTTGAAGGCACGGCACCTGGCCGACGCGCTGGGAGCACCAATCCTGCCCGAGGGCCAGCTTCCGCGATGATCCGGCTCGCCCAGGTTCACTGGCTCGCCGTACTGGCTGAGTTGGCTTCGTTCGGGTGGGGCGACCAGCGGGTGGCAGACCGGATCGGGACCAGCAGGCAGCGCATCGGGCACTGGCGGGTGACCCGGTGCCAGCCGCTTCACGACAGCGGGACACGCCTTCTGGTGCTGTGGTGCGAGGTGACGGGCAAGGACATCGTGTCGGCCCCGGTCATCTCGATGGCGGAGGACTGGGAAGAGTAGGCAAAGATTTTTGCGGCACGAGCGGGCAGAGTCTGCGGCGTCCACCATTGGAGCCCGTATGTCCGACGATACCGAAGTCAAGTCCCGCGCCAAACGCGCCGCCCGCGTCCCAGGTGACACCGGAACCGACGAGCCCCAGACCGAAGTCGCGGCCCAGTCTGACGAGCGGCCCGTCGCGCACCAGCGCCACTCGCTGCCGGACTTCCGGCACAAGTCGGCCGAGTTCGCCCGCAAGTGGTTCAAGGACAACCCCGAGGTGGCGAAGCGCGGCGTCCTGACGAGCGAGGGCTGGTACGTCCACCCCGACGCCTTCAAGGAATCGCGCAAGGCCGAGGTCTGATCATGTGCGACCCGGTCAGCCTCTTGGTCGGCGCGGTGGGTGGTGTCGCACTGAGCCGGCGCGGTGGTGGGTCGTCTGCCCCTGCGCCGGCCGCGACCGCAGCACCCTCGACCGCAGCCGAAGACCAGGCCGCTGCCGAGCGTGCCGCCACGCAGGCCGCGAACGCCAAGATCGTCGAGCGCCAGCGCCGCCGCCGCAGCCAGGGTGGGCTGACCGCAACGCTGGGCGCAGGGGCTGACCCACTCGGGGCCAAGCCACAGCCGACCGGCAACCCGAACGCCTACCAGGCAGTGATGAACCAAGTTGCCCCGATGGGGCTCGTGACCGCAGGCCGGGCTGGTTCCGGCAACGTCATGGGCGGTGGTGGTGCTGGTGGCGGTTACGGCGGCTACAAGCCTGCCAAGGTCTGAGCATGGCCGCCGATCTGGCTTGGTGCCTGCGCCGCGTCGATGCCCTGAAGGGCGACCGTCAGCCGCACGAGTCGACCTGGCGCGATTGCTTCGACCACTCGATGCCGCTGCGAGGCATGGGCTTGTCGGGCGACAACTCGTCAGGCGCGGACGGCGCTGCATCGAAGCAGGCCGCCCTCCTGCATGGGGTCGCGACCGATGGCTGCACAACCCTCGCGTCCGCATTCGTCGGCGGCACCACGCCGGCCAGCGCCAGGTGGTTCGAACTGGCTGTTCCGGGCGCCGACGACGATGGCAAGGAGTGGCTGGACCTCGAAGGCAAGGACCTGCACACCGACATCCACAGCAGCAACTTCGACAGCGTCGGCTTCGAATGCGCGCTGGACATGGTTATCGCGGGCTGGTTCCCACTCCTGGCCGATGTCGACGAGGAGAAGGGCGGTTTCTTCTTCGAGCAGTGGCCGCTGTCTCAGTGCTACATCGGGGCAAGCAGGCTCGGCGGGTCCATCGACACCATTGCCCGCGAGTACGTGATGAGCGCCGAGCAGTGCGTGAAGGAGCACGGCGAGGCCAAGGTTTCGGCCGCGACTGCCAAGGCGGCGCTGGAGAAGCCCGACACCCCGGTTCAGATGGTGCGCCTGATCTACCCCCGGCCGTCAGGCCAGGAGGGTGCCAAGCTCGCCAAGAACCTGCCCTTCGCCTCGGTCACCTACGAGGCCACGGCCAAGCACTGCGTGCGCGAGTCGGGCTATCACGAGTTTCCGCTGGCTGTCCCACGCTGGGCACTGCTGCCCAATTCGGCCTACGCGGTGGGCCGGATGTTCGACGCACTGCCCGACGCCCGCGAGTTGAACGAACTGAAGCGGATGGAGAAGCAGGCCGCTGCTCTCAACATCCTTCCCCCCTTCAAGGCAACCGACGATGGTGTGCTGAACGTGGGCGCGATCAAGCGCTTGCAGTCCGGCAAGCTCTACGCGGTGGCCGAGATGGACAACATCGCGCCCATCATCACGGGCGCCCGGTTCGACTTAGCTGTGAGCAGCGAGGAGCGGCTGGAGGCCGCGATCCGGCGCACGCTGATGGCTGACCTGCTCGGCGCAGTCGATGGCCCGACCAAGACCGCGACCGAGATCCACGCCCGGGTCGCCCTGATCCGGCAACTGCTTGGCCCGGCCTACGGTCGCCTGCAGGCCGAGTACCTGTCGTCCCTCGTGGTCCGGTGCTTCATGCTCAAGTACCGGCGGGGCGGGATGCGCCCGCCTCCTGAGTCGATCGCGGGCCAACCCTTCCATGTCCGCTTCATCTCCCCGATGGCCCGGAGCCAGCGTCTGGAGGATGTCTCGGCGATGGACCGGTACGAGCAGTCGCTTGTCGCCGCGGCCACTAGCACCGGGAACATGGAAGTCCTCGACCAGTACGACTGGGACGGGGCCGAGCGGATGCGGGCCGAACTGCTGGGTGTGCCCCGCAGCCTGATCCCCGACACGAAGTTGATTGCCAAGAAGCGCGCCGAACGCCAGCGCGCGCAGCAGGCGCAGCAGGCGCAGGCGATGCAGCAGCAAGCACAGCAAACGATGATCGACGCGGCCGGCAAGCGGTACGCAGGAGCATGACATGGGACTCGACGCGACACTGACCGGCAGCGGGTGGGTGGTTCAACCCTTGACCAGCAGCGGGGGCTTCCTGATCGAGAAGATCACCGAGGCCGAACTGCCAGCCGCGTCGACCTCGAACATGAACACGGCCTACATGCTTACCGACGTGGGCAACAAGACCGTGTACAACTTCGACGGCGTGACCTGGGAGGACATCACTCCACCCCTGGACGCGGCCGCCTCGCAGTACCAGGCCTCGACCTGGGACGCGCGGGGGACCGGCGACTTCGTGGGGCACATCAAGCGCTTCAGCAACATCGGAAACAACGTCAACGTGATGGGTGTCTGGGACGGCACCTACTGGCAGCCGATGGGTGGCCGGCAGTTGATCTACAACTCGCTGGCGGTCGTCAACGGCACGAACGCGAACCCCAGCGTCATCACGCTGCCGACCGTCGTGATCCCGGGTGGGCTCATGGGCATCTTCGGCGGGTTCGAAGTCGAGATCGCAACCAGCATCACGGACGGCACCGCGACCACCGCCAACACCATCTCGTACACCTTCGACGGGTTTGAGCTGTTCGGCACCGACAACACGACCAGCCGCCGCTTGTGGTTCGCTCGCCGGGTGAAGAACCAGGGCAGCGCGAGCATTCAGACCGTCATGTCCAACGCGAGCGGGTCCGGTGCCTACGCGGCTGCAGCCAACGACCCGAAGGCGACCACCAAGGTCTCGACCGGCGACCTGACCTTGGCCGGCACCGCGACGGCAACCTGCGGGGTCGCCAAGGTCAACCGGTTGGACGAGTTCAAGGTGTGGTGGATCTGACATGGCCGCGCCGCCCATCCTCCCGGCGAACGGCAAGAGTTGGAACTTCATCGTCGTCAACTGCGACGATGCCACCCTGGACCTGTACGGGTCGAGCCCGATGCCCCTGTTCAATGCGAACTGGGCCAGCGGGTATGTGGACTTCCCGAACGGGTCATGCAACACGCCTCTGTGCCTACCAGGCCGGGCCGCGACCCTCATGGGCCTGCGGGTCGAACGGCATACCGGGTGGGACAACAGCTCGGGCGCGAACCTCAACCTGAACCTGACATTCCTCGTCGAGTTCCAGCGGCATGGGTA